GTCCGGCAGTTTGCCGTGGGGCAGGCGGGCGAGGTAGTCCTTGGACGGTGCCAGCAGCAACACGTCCTGCAGACCTTGCGGGTTGCTGCGCCGCCACGGCAGGCCCTTGTCGAACCAGCCGGGGATGCACCGGTGGCGCCTGGCGCGGGTCGTGGATGATCAGCCGCTCAAAGTGCCGCGACAGCCAGTCGTTTCTGTGCAGCTTTGGCCGATCGTTCCTGTACTGACTTGACCATGACCTACCTCTTCTATTTTCTCGACGTCAGGCAACGGCATCACATCACGCTCGGCCGTCGTCCAAACTGTAGATCTGAGTTCAGACGGCGCCTATGAGCTAGTGTTATTTGATAGCTGAGTTGTCTACCGTTTTAATGAGTGCGCCGCTGAAGTCTCGGTAAATGTTGAGCTGTGCATGATCGGATTTACGTGTCACCAAAATATCAATGTCGTTGATTGAGTCGCCATTGACGTCGGATTGCACGGAGACCGCTATAGGTGCGAGCGAGTTGTCATTCGAAAACGGGAGGTAAGAAACCGCGCCAGCTCCAGTAATCACCTTCACTCCCACGACGCCAGTGTCCTTATCCTGGTAAAGGTTATAAGTTTTACCGTCATGCATGTCAGTGTCATATATCACGTTGTTACCCACCGGAGCGGCGGCGCTCGTAATCATGATGCCGTCGATGTCTGCCCCGTCAGTACCCGGGATAGTGCTGGTGTTGTTGCTGGTGTCGACGACTTTCACATAGGGGTAGGCGAGCACTGTGTCGACTTGGCCGTCGATGTTGAAGCCTACCCAGGAGCCTGAGCCGCCAGAAGCGATGGAGGTGGTAGTCGGCACCAGCTTGGTGTACGACACGCCGTTGGCGGAAATGTACACGTCAAATGAATCCCACCAACCGGCTTCATACACATACATGTCGATCGCCGAAGTACCATTGGCTTTTAGGGCATTGGGGCCAACTTTGAAGACTGCACTTCCTGATTTTCCGAGAGATAGGTAATTTCCATTCGGCGCGCCCAGGGCGTTGCTCTGAATCGCGCCGTCGCCATAGCCTCCGCTCCCTGGCTTGTATTCCTCAACGGAGGTAACAAACCCTACCGCTGTTCCAGGCGTTTCTGTGTAAGTTGAGTATGTTTCAGCATTGGCTGCGGCGGACGTGAGGCATGCGAGAGCCAGCATGATGTTTTTCATATTGATTCCTTTCAGGTTTGGTTGGTTGTTGCGGTAAGTGAAACTTTTTACTAAGTATTTTGTGGTTGATGCTCTCCTTAGTTGCGTTGCTGGGTGCCGGCTCTGCGGCGCATGAGTCGACCTTCACCTGTCGCCATGCGCCGACGGCTTTGAAGATCCGCGCGGCGTGCGTCGCGTCCAGCGATATCATCTCAGGAATTGCGAGCCAGCCCGGAAGGGGTGTCGCTAAAGAGCGTCGAGTTGTGAGGCCCTTCGCAGTCCCTCTTATGTTGCTGTATTGGGGGTGATTATAGGTATTCCTATATTTTGCTTCAATGGGTAATCCCATAATATTTGTAGTGGGCGATAAAAGCCCGCTTAGTGGCGGGCTTATCTATGTGTCGCAGTATTCTCGCCAACCGATCCTTACGGTTCCTCCATCAAGGGACTCGACCCGGACGCCGGCAGTTTCGCCAATCTCATCTAGCAGCCGCTTCCAATCCTCGGGGCTTTCATGTTCCAGCCTACGCACCGTTACCGCCTGATACTTTTGAACGCCTGGAGCAGAAATCAGGGCTTGCAGGCGACGGCCTGCTGCCTCGTAGGAAGAGAGCAGTTTTGATGTGCTCAATACTGGGCGCGGCATGTCGTACTCCTTTATTGTTACTGTATAGGTATACAGTATTTGGGTTGCCATATATTGGCAATAGCCCTGCACGTAAATTTATGCATAAATGCATGTTTTGATCGGTCGAACGTTTCCAGAGGACATTAAAAAGCCCGCGCGTGGCGGGCTCTATGCAGTTGAGCACGCTAAGCTGGCGTTCCCTCCAGATCAGAGCCGCAGAACCTGCACCTGGTAGCGGCAGCTTTATGGGCTCGACGCAATACCGGGAGCCCTTCATTTTTCGGCAGCAGCCGGGTCCCGATAAGGGGCTTCAGGAATGCCGTTGGCTCGCGCGAACTCAACTGGTGTCGGCCTGCTGAGCGCCCAGACAAAAGCGCGACCCCGCCTACGAAAGTCCATCCAGCCAGTAGGTTGAGTGCGAATATGCCGGCGCTTCGCGGGTGCTCTCCAGCGGCGCAAATCGTAGGATAAAAGTACAGCGCTATCGCCGCGAGAATAAGTAACCCAAGAACCTTCATCAGTGTCACTCCATTTATGAGCCAGCACTGCAGCATTCGTGGCGTACAGCCACAATTGGCGGAAGAGGGAGGACGGATAAAAGAGCCCTGTACTTGGCCGGGATCGGTTAGGCTACAAACGCCTGAACTAGGTGATTTGACCCGGTGTAGATGACTACCTCTGCCGCGTCTGCAAGGGCTGTGGCCCCCTTACGATTATCGTCCTCATCACCTGGCTCTAAGACAATCTTGCGATGCGTATCCCCGTGCGTATTCTTGATGTCGAGCATTTTCCCAACAGCCCGGTACACCAAGCTCCAATCCACCTTCCAGTTTTTTTGGGGGAGTATCGTCTGGATCTAGGTTGTATCGCGATCCGGGCCAGTTATTGCGCCATGACCATTGTCATCCACAGCTACTACCCTCGCTCTATTGACGATGAGAGTGATGGAAATCGGATCTCGGACGCCAGGAACCGAGCTTTTTTTAAAGTGCAGCTTCAAAAACCAGTCTTCAGCGTAGCCCTCTATGCCAGTGCTTTTGCGCCTGTATCGCGAGCAACGGGATAGTCTTGGGCTGCGCCATTTAGAATCCTGCTCCATGCATTGTTTGCCTGCGCCATAAATCCCAGGCGATCTGCTTGTTTTCAACAAAACTTTTGCAGCGCCCGCACGACAACGCCCACGATCCGGCAGTTCTCGTCGACGGCCTCAATGGGGTAGCTGGGGTTAAGCGGTTTCAGGAACAACCGGCCGCCGTCGCTGACAAGCTTCTTGAATGTGGCTTCGTTGCTGTCTGGCAGCTTGGCTACAACCAGCTTACCTGGCGCTACTTCAGCCTCTTTGTCAACCAGGATCAGCGTGCCTTCGGTGATGCTTTGGCCGGCGGGCGCTGTCATCGAGTCGCCTTTGACCGTAAGCCAGAAGGCCGGGCCCTTGGAGTCGTACTCTGAAAACTCGTAGGTATCGGATATACCTGCCGGGTACGGCTCCACCGCTTCCGACCAAGTGCCGGCAGCAACCCAGCTCACTACCGGATAGCGGAACGATTTGGTGGGCTGGGTTGCAGGGGAGAGGTTCGACGCACCTGAACTGGATATCGACCCAGACGTCAGCATTGGCCCAATCTCATCGGAGAGCCATTTGGCGCTCACTCCGCACGCGTCGGCAATCTTCACGACGTGAGCAGTAGCTTTCGATTTTCCACGCTCAAGGTCAGAAATCGATGTCTGCGTGATACCTGCTTTTACGGCCAACTCGCTCTGGTTAAGCTTGGCGTGTCGGCGCGCTGTCTTTAAACGGTCTTTAAATTCCATTCGGCGAGTATTACGGGTGCTCCCATATCCTTGCAAATCGGTATGCCTATAAATTTTCATATAGGTATTCCCGTTTAGAGGGCGGCATGAACACTATTTATAAGGACCTCGTTGCCTCCTTCGGCACCCAGGACGCCGCGGAAAAGCTCAAGGTTGATCACGGCACCGTCTCCGGCTTGGTTCGCGAGAAACACGGCATGTCTCCTGTGGTTGCCAAGCGAGGGGAGGTGTTGACCGAATGTGCTTTAAAAAAATTCCCTTTGTCCGTAGTTTCCGTATTTCCGTGGGCCGAGATGGCAGCCTAAGCGACATCTCTGTCCGCCGTTCTACTGAGGCCAGATTAGAAGGGAGCAGTCCCCATGCAAACGTCCAGTTCCAGACACACCGTACAAACCCGTGGTCAGGTGCTGGTCGCCCACGCACCAAACCAGATCGCACGCACCAGCTTGAGCCAAGACGATTTCGCCCACGCGCTGAGCCGTGAGCTGCATTTGTCATGTCCAGAGAAGGCCGTCTCTAAAGAGGTACCGGACTTTGATGCTCCGAGCCCACGGAATGATGCGGCCGAGTTCGTGAAGGCGACCGGCCGCTGGCTCAAGCGCGTTCAGCGCTGGCTGTCCAGTGATCTGGAAATGCCGTCCTGGCTGGAAGAGTCGTGGGTCAACGCCCTTGAGCCTGAGTTCCGTTAACACTGTGTAAATGAGCTTGCGAACCGTCACGTGTTGACCGGCGTCCGCAAGATGATCAGCGACGAATGTGCGAACAAAAACTTCGGTGTGCTGATCCGCGCCCTTGGCGACGTGATCGATATCGGCAGCGAAGTGTTTGAAGACCAGGTGATGTGCGAACTGGATCTGCCGCACTTATTGGCTTTCGCCAAGCAGTGCTGCCAGGCTGAAGCAAAGGCGTGGGAGTTGAGGCGCAAGGGTGAGCAACTGATGAAATAAAAACGGCATCCCTGCCGGCTTACCCCCCCAAATCCCTATCGGATTCCGACCAGCGTTTGAGGTGGCACCTACAGGGGCTGTAGGCTCTCGCCCAATCGGCCGTTGTCCGCCAATGCCAGAAACTCATCGCCCAGCCGCTGGC